AAAGAAGCAGTTATTCCGATACAAGTATTTAGTTGTGGAAATTGTGGAACAATACCACAAAATATGATAGACCAAATCGGAGAACAATAGTGGGTGTATTAGAGAAGTTAGGATGGAAACCACCATCAAGCAAAGATAGTGGTATTACGGAAGCAGATACACTATATTCAGATAAAACTATTGAATATGTTGAAAAGTATTACAATGAAGAAATACGATACATCAATGTAAAAGAAGATGGTTCTGATATCGGTAAGGATGTAGACCATAGGTATTCAACCACGGGACCAGGTAAAACTGCATTACCAATAAATTTAGCAAATGACCTTTACTTAAATGGTTACAGATATCAAGACCCAATACATAACGACAAAAAAGCTCCACTACAAATACATTGTTTTGGTGATAGTTGGACTTATGGTTGGGATGTAGAACAAAGGGAAACTTTTGTTCACTTGTTAGGTGATGAAAATACTTCGGTGTGGAATTACGGAGCAGGTAAAACAGGTTTAGATTGGGCAGTTAAGAAGATTACAGAGGTATATCATAACTTCAATCATAAAGAGAATCAGAATTTCATATATGTAATCACGGTTCCACATAGTTTTAGAAGAATGCACTTTGAGGATAATGGTACGGCTCGTAGATGTTGGGATAAGCCAGACGCTGCAGAGGTAAATGAGTATAATCATTTTTTGTATTTTTATCATCATTATGAAATCTTGAATCGTTTGATTGGTAGGGATAAAATTATATGGGGGACTTGGGACGATGAGATTCCAAAACATATGATTGATGTATTCTTTGATTTACACGACTACGCCGGAAGACATCCAGGTCCTGAGTCTCATAAAGCATATGCAGAACAAATAAAAACTATAATGAAAGATAGTGGGTGGTATAATGAAAAATAAAGTTAGATACAATGTAGAAAAATTCTATTATGAAAATTATAGAGTTGCTTCAGAAGAAAAAATTGAAATGGTTCGTGGAGAGGAACAATCTTATCCAAAAGGTGAACACGGAATGAAACTCTATCAACACAAAGATGATGATGGTAATTACATTTACACCAATGATGAGGGTGAGTATGTCAAGTCTCACTTAGAGGCTCTCAATATCTATCAAAATAATATGGGTAGATTTGAGGGTGGTAGACAACACGACCCAATCTATAATGATGAAAATGCAAAATATCAAATCTACACCTTTGGTTGTAGTTGGACTTATGGTTGGGATTTGAAACAAACTCAAACCTTCGCTCATTTATTGGGTGATGATGACACAGCAGTTTACAATTATGGGGCAGGTGGAACGGGTATGGATTTTGCAGTCAAATGTTTATCAGAGGTTTATATACCAACATCAACACGACAAATATTCATCATTACAATTCCACATACATTTAGAAGAACTTGGTTCGATGATGATGGGGTTGTTTACAAAGCTTGGGCTATTCCAGAAAAATATAATTATAATGATTACAATATTTATTTTAGTTTTTTACATCAATATGAACTTCTAAATAGACTTGTTGGAAGAGATAAAATCATTTGGGGAACTTGGGGGAAACATTTTGATGCTGCGTCAGATGTCCCAAAAGACTTAGTTGATGTTGAACTTGATTGTGTAGATTATACACCTACAAATCATCCAGGCCCTAAGTCAAATGAATTATATGCAGAGAAAATAAAAGATGTATTACAAGATAGATTTAAGTAATTACGAATCACGAGAAGTTCCAAAATATGAGGAGTTCACAAACTATAATCAAATAAAGTGGGCACAGATTGAAATGATATCTAAAGAGTTAGATAATTTTAAGGATTCATTCGGTAAAGATTGGAGTGAGTGGGAATTGACAGACTTAAGAGATAGACTAAAAGACGGATGGTCATTTTATTTACTTGAGGGTGGTTGGTGTTTTACCGATTGGAATAGACGATATCCTTATTTGTGTAATCGTTATGTAATGCCAGAACATAGAAATAAGGGATTAGGTAGTGATTTAGTGTGGTTGAGATGTAATGAAATCAAACAACAAGGGTATGAATCCGCTATGATTAAGTTAGAGGATTGGAATAAGCCGGCACTATCAGTTATGAAAGAGAATATCTTTACTAAAATGGACTAAATTGATATTTATTCTTAGGAGAAAATTATGTCAGTTCAAACAAAAATAGAAAATTATTTAAATTATATCACAGGAAGTGGTGGTGGTTGGCCAGCAAATACCAATATTGGTGTTATGGCAGGTATAGATTACATTGAAGAGAGTGGTTCAGGAAATTTATATATGAACGAAATGAATACCGCATGTGGTGTTTATGGAACTTACAATGAACAAACATCTTCATTTAATTTAATTGCAGATTATGCAAATGAAAAAGGTTGTACAAATGTATATGTTTATGGACAAAATGATAGTAGAAAGTATAATCCTTCATCATTTCAACAACCATTAATTAGTGCAAGTTTTGCACGACATAGTATTAGTTCAAGTTTTGAATTTGCAGAAGATGTAACAATACCTTACTTTTCACAAAGAGGTAATAACGACCATACAGGTAGTTTTCATTTATTTATGCAATCACCTTGGTTTAGTGACGATACACTACTAAACATAGTTAGTGGTTCATTTAATAAACAAACATTTAGAACTATATTAGGTTCATCTCCTGAAAGTGCAAGTGTTCCACCATTATTCGATACAGGTTCATTTTCAACATCTAACACATATCATCCAGACTTTGTAATAAAAGACCCTGATGCTGATGGAACATTACAAGATAGAGCAGGTTTATACTTTCACAGATACATAGATTCAAATCCAACTTATCAAAACGCTGTGAATAGTGGTTCATTTTTGATTGAAAACTATATAATTCCAAGTGGTAGTGAAAAAAGTAATGAGGGATATAATCCGATAACTAAAAAATATTATTGGATGACACCAGACAGACAGATAAAATATCAAGATTATAACATACCATTAGATGAAACTTTTAAATGGGTTTTACCAAGTGGAAAAGATTTGTATCAAATGAGAAATCAAGTGGCATACACAACACCAAGTGGTAGTTTAGTTACGATGTATGATGGTTCAACAAAACAAATCCAAGATATTGAGGTTGGTGATGTTGTTAAGTCCTACTTACCAGTTGGAATGCCAGACGAAATGTTTGCAGATGATTGGACAAGTTACACAACAACAGACTTATCGGGTTCAACAGAGTCAGGTTCAGTAGTCATAAGAAGTATGAATAAAGAATTTTATGGATACTATTTAGTAAATGGTAGTCTTAAACTTCCAGTCTCATTACAAGCTCAAGCAAGAACTCAATTATTCTTTGTAAAACAAGAAGATACTTGGAGTTGGCAATCACCAAAAGACATTGGAGTTGGACAACGCTTTTTAAATACATCAGGAGAAGATGTGTTGATAGAAACAATTACAGAAGTATCCGAATCAATGGATTTCTATTCATTAGATGTTGAGGATATTGATACTTACTTCTCAAGTAATATATTAGTTCATAATATTCCAACAAAGTTTTGTTTTACATACGACACGATGGTTACATTATCAGACGGAACTTATGAAAAGATTTGTAAAATAAAACCAAACGATATGATAAAAACATATAATGACGAAACTGGCAAGTTACAAAATTCAAAAGTATTAGAGACTGTAAAAGTATTACACGACAACATTGTTAAATACAAATTTAACAACAATACAATAATAGAAGCAACAGACAATCATCCATTTTATGTGGTTGATAAAGGATATAAAGCCCCATTAGAAATAGGTGATGTAGTTTTGAACGATGAGTTGAACAAATTAGAGGTGGTGAAGATTGAAGTGGATAATAAACAACAAATTACATACAATATAAACAGAACGGATAGTGGTAAAAACTATTTCGCAAACAAGGTTTTAGTTTCTGATGAGTCTGATACATAATGAAAATTTCAAATGGTTTTTAGTTCGAGATAATTTTTTATCACCAAAAGAGTGTGATGAGCAAATACAATTATTTGATGAGAGTAAAAAAGATGTAAGTAATGATTGTAATGTAGCCAGTAGTATCATAGAAGATAAAGAATTATTAAATAAATTATGGAATATAATTAAATTATCAAATGATTTAGTATATAAGTTTGATATATCTGGAATTCAAGTATCTTGTGGTAAATCATACTCAGTTGACAATTTTAAAGAAGACGAACATCACCATACAGATTTTGCACCCGGACCAGGCAGAAGTGTTGACACTACAACTAAACTTACAGCGGTAGTATTTTTGAATGATGATTATGAGGGTGGAGAAATTCAAATCTTGGGAGATAAAATACCATCAAAAAAAGGTAGAATAGTTATATTTCCATCATTCGCAGCACACAAAGTTTTAAAATTTACAAAAGCAGACAGACATATGATAGTAACAATGGTACAAGGGAATACATTTAAATGAAACAAAACAACGACTTTCAATGGTCAATACAGATACCAACATTTTTATCACACGAAAAATGTGATGAAATATTAGAAACTATAAAAACATCAGAGCAAGGTACGACGGGTTGTGTTGGTGATATGGATGAGGATGGTAATCACTTAGAAAATCAAATCATACCAAATGTAAGAAAAACAACAGAGTATTATTTGTTACCACAAAAAGACAATGAGTTCAGACCTGACCAACCAAACAATGATTGGAATTGGCTACTTAATAAAATTTCTACGATAGTTAATATGATTAATGATAAAATATATCACTTTGATATCGAGACAAACGATGGTGAATTGAAAATGATTGAGTATGAAAAGGGTGGTCATTACACTTGGCACGCTGATTTTAATCCTGGCATTTGTTCACTTAGAAAACTTGTAGCAATAGTCCAACTAACAGACCCAAGTGAATATGAGGGTGGAGATGTTCAGTTTGGCTTTGAAGATAAAGAAACGGGTGAGTGGTTTAAGATGAATAAGTTAAAAGGTTCATTGACAATATTTCCTGCTTTTTTATCACATAGAGTAACGCCAGTCACAAAAGGAAAACGATATGTAATACAAGAACTATTCATAGGAGACCACTTCAAATGATACAAAATGATAAATTTGAGTTCGTTGTATATAGAGAGAACTTCTTAAGTGATTCAGATTGTGATAAAATAATCAAAGAACTTGATACAGAAGAATTGACAGAGGGGACACTTGCAGGAAATTACAAAGACGGAATCGTCAACAAGAATGTTAGACAAACATTGAATGTAAATTTCCTTGATAAAAATTTATTTAACAAAGTGAACACTGCAATTAAAATTGCAAACACACAATACTTTAACTACGATGTAGAAAGTATTGACGGACTAAGATTTTTAAAATATGGTATCGGTGGAACTTACAATTGGCACACCGACATTGGTAGAAATGAATGTTCGATGAGAAAACTTACAGCTATTATTCAATTATCTGATGAGAATGATTATGAGGGTGGTGATTTTGAATTTGGTATTACTGATAAAGAGGGTAGTGGATTAATTAAAGGAAACAAATCAAAAGGTTGTTTATTAATATTTCCTTCATTTTTATCACACAGAGTTGCACCTATTACAAAGGGTATTAGATATTCCATCATTTCTTGGATGGAAGGTAATACATTCAGATAATGCCTAAAATCGTCATACTATCACACTTTAGAGTTGGTTCCACTAACTTCAAAAAGACTTTAGAACAGATTACAGGTCAAGAGTTTTGGAATGAACCTAAATTTAAACAACACAAAAGCATCATAGAATCAATGGGATTTGAATATTTTATGTCAAAATCTGAATTGAAAAGTATGAAGTGTGATTATGAGAATAGTAAAGATTACTTAGTAGATATCTTGAACTATGCTGATATAGTATTTTTAATACTTAGAAAAGATTTATACTCACAGATTAAATCTTATCAAAAGCTAGTGGGTATAGAACTTGATAGAGAAGAACTCATTGATGCGAACCACAAAATGTTAGAGTTAGTTAGAAAACATCCTAATCATAGAATACTATACTATGAGGACATCAAAGACTTTTTACACAAAAAGGTATTCGCATGAAATTAGCATTAGTCATTTGTCCACAATGGTCAGATATTACACCATCATTTGCATTAGGTAGTTTAATGTCTCATATAGATAATCCCAATGTCAAAGTAAAACAATTTGATTTAAATATTGGTTCATCATTATATTTCTTAAAAAAAGGTGATAAAAAATTCAGAGATTTATATGATTGGGAAAATGATAAACCTTGGAATGAGAGAAAAAATGTTATCAATGATGTGATACCTTTTTTTAAAGACTATTGGCAAGAATATATTGATGAGTTGGCAACTTACGATGTTGTGGCATTTTCAGTTTACACTTCAAACATTATCATCACAGACTACATAGCTAGATATATAAAACAAAAAAATAAAAATACACAGATTTGGTATGGTGGGCCTTTCTCTTGGTATTGTGATAGTGGTAGTTTAGAAGAGGACGGAATATATAGAGAGTTTGTTGATGTGGCTTGTAGTGAGAATGAGGGTGAGTTAATAATAAAAGATTTAGTTGATAAATATTACGAAGAAGGACACTACGAAAATGTGGGTGGCATTTGGAGATGGGATAAAATGACACCAAGTTTTCCTACGGTTTTACCAAAGGGTCGTAGTGGTAGAAAGCCAGTATTTAATGGTAGAGTAAGAGCTATGGTATTAGATACTTTAAAACCACCAACTTGGGATAAAAAAGTAATGGAAGATTATTTTGAGTTATGTGAATATGCAAACATACCTAAGACATTACCAATTCAGTCTTCAAGAGGTTGTACTTTTAAATGTACATTTTGTCAAGAGACAAGATTATATCGTTTCAAGAATTTTGAAAAGATTATCGTAGAAATGAAAGAACAATCTGAAAAGTATGGAACTAATGCATTTTGGTTTACAGACTCATTGATTAATGGTTCTATGAGGAAGTTTACAGAGTTTGTTAGAAGACTTGAAGAAGAGGATATGCATATCGGATGGAGTGGATTCTTTAGAACTCACAAAAAATTAGATACTGAATTGTTAAAGAAAGCAGTAAAACACGGACTATTACATATGAGAGTTGGAACAGAAGCTGGTGTAAACAAGATACTGGCATTGATGGAAAAGAATCAAACCACAGAGGATGTTAGTCACTTTTTGAAATCAAGTTATGAAAGTAAAACAGGTATTTATGCAAATTGGATACCAGGTTATCCAAAAGAAAACTTTATGGACTTTTTATTAACAATTAAGTTTTTATTTGACAATTCAAAATACTTTCTCGCAGAGAACACAACATCAGTAACGAGATTAAATCTAATGCAAGCCACGGATGTATTGGATAAAACACCACTCGATATATTCAGAGATGATTTTGAAGTGGCAAAGGATAAAGAGATATTTAATTGTTGGATTTCAAATGACTTGACAAATACATTAGTGGTTAGACATTTGAGAGGATATCTTGTCAATATGTTTTCAAGAAGTTTAGGTATGAATGTGGTTGACGCTAGCTTTAAAACTTTCACGAATGTAAAGAATAATATGATTAATGTGAAGCCAGAATACAATGATGACTTCTTAGTATCAGACTTTCTTGATTTTGAGGAACAAAGTGAGGTTAGTGAAATAATAAGAAGAGAACTAATACAAGTATTAAAAACTTTCTCTTGGTTTGTTCACAATGTTGCAGACAATTACAATTACGAATTTGATTACGAAGATAAATTTTTAGGATACAATTGTGACAACTCAAACTTTAAATTAAAATTTAAACTGAAGTCTGGTAAATTGTCATATGGATTCAGATTACGAATCGGTGAAAAAGATAATTTCTTTGAACAAGATATTAGTATCGATAGTGAAGATACAATAATACTAAAGGGCAATAAAAAATCAGATAAAGTAAAAGATTTTTATTTAGATAGCACGGACTACGAAAAACATAGAGTCAATTACAAAAGAGTTCCATTAACGAACCAATACTAAAAAAAATACATTTTCAGATTCATACAAGATATTTATTTATATCTAAGGTTATTCACTATGAAAACAAAATCACTATTTGACCATATAAAACAAATTACTAATGTTCAGAACCAACATTATTGGGACAACATTACAGAAGCCGATAAAAAGACTTGGTCTAATTATATGGTGCATAGATTTTTATCAATGAAAGCCGAGTGGATAGAAGTTGTAAATGAAATACAACAATATTGGGAATTGAAACCAAAGACGGTTTATCAATTCTATACAAATCTACTACCAAGAGGAAATACATACTTACGATATACCAAATCTAAAAAGAAATCTAAGATTGAAAAGTGGGCTATGGATATATTATGTGACTATTTTGAAGAAAGTTCAGAAAATATTGAAAAAACGCTTGACATTATGGGTAAAGATGTCGTATATTCAGTTATATCAAAGTATGGTGTAGACGAAAAGCAACTAAAAAAAATATGGAGTAAAAAATGATTAAAGATACCCCTAAAGGTATGCCAGTAGAACCACCTGAATCAGAATATTCTGATGTGATTCAATATATGGAAGAAACTTATCCTGAAATGACTTCAGAGTTCAAAAAAATACAACAAGAACAATATGAATTATTTTGTAGAAAACAATACGATTATGGCCCACAAAATATTGCGGTGGGAACAATTCTAAAAACCAAGGAAGATATTAAATTATCTTTATTAGGTTTGTGGTTCAGAATGAACGATAAGATAGAAAGAATGAAAACATTATTATTGAGAGACGGAAACAATGTAGTTGAGGGAGAACCCGTAACAGATAGTTTTTCAGATGTATCAAATTATGGAGTTATGGCACAAGTCGTAGCAAGAGGTAAATGGGCAAAGTAAGAAGATTCGACAAACCATCTACTGAACACTTTGGTGTTAAAAAGGGTGATAGATTTAAAACGATAAAACATCATCACGAAGTTAATGGTGATTTAGAAGAGGGAACTGAATTAGTGTTAGAAGGTATTGCACACTTTCCTACATTATATAAATTAAAAGATAGTGATGGTAAGATATGGACACTACCACTACATTCAGTTAGACAAATATGGGAAAAATAAGTTATAGTCAGTTCGCAATGTGGGACAAATGTCCTTACGCTTGGAAGTTAAATTATGTTGACAAAGCAGAAACTTTCAAAGGTAATATCTACACATTGTTCGGTAGTGCTTTACACGAAACTATCCAAGCATATTTAGTTTGTTATTACGAACGAACAATCAAGGAAGCAGATGCCTTACCACTTCACGATATTTTGATTTATCGTATGAAAGAATTATTCAAAGAATCTAAAGATAGATATGGAGATGAGTTTGAAGTAGACCAAAAAGAAATGATTGAGTTCACTAATGACGGATTCAATATCATTGACGAGTTCCTAAAGAGAAAAAGTAGTCACTTCAAGAAGAAAGATACTGAGTTAGTTGGTATTGAAATGAATCTTAATTATGACTTACCTAAAGATATGAAGTTTGTCGGTTATATGGATGTTGTTCTACACGATAAGAAAACAGGTCGTATGAAAATTATTGATATCAAGACTTCCACAATGGGTTGGAATAAGTATATGAAAGCTGATAAGAACAAAACTAATCAATTGTTGTTGTATAAACACTTTATGGCAAAACAATTAGATATTTCAGAGGATAAAATTGATGTAGAATACTTTATTTTGAAAAGAAGATTATATGAAAATATGATGTATCCACAGAAAAGAATACAGGCGTTCTCGCCAGCAAGTGGAAAACCAAGTGTTAATAAAGTTATGAATAGGTTACAAGAGTTCATAGATGAGTGTTATGATGATAAAGGTAAGATTATTGCACACGACTATGAAAAATGTGAAAAGCATTTAAAATGCAGAGCGTGTAAGGATTTATAATGATAGTACCAGTATTAAGATTAAAATTATCAGATTTTTTAGGAACAAATTATGAGACAGAAGTTCTTGATAAACTTAGAGAGATAAACAACTTAGACTTTATGCCACCATTTGAAATATATTTGTGGTATGATAGAGATAATGACAAAGTTGATTTAAGTAGATTAAAAGATTTTATTGTTGATTGGGAAAGTAAAGGAGACTTCAGGAGTAAAACCTTTATAATTCCTGAATTCTTTGATAGACCAGTTGACTTTATTTGGTATGATATAATACCAAGAGAAGTTTCAGATAGTAACTATATTCAATACTCAAGATTCCAATGGAGATACTCAGAACCAAAGACTGGCATTTTAGATGGTTTAGATGAATATATAAAAACATTCAAATTCACAATCGCAGACAGACTACCAAGAAAACAAAAAAGAAACGACGATGAAAATAGCAATCATAGGTAGTAGAACTTATACCAACAAAACTCAAATAAAAAACTTTATGTTTCGATTAAAAATGGAACATCCTAATGTGGAAGTCGTTAGTGGTGGTGCCAAAGACGGAGCAGACAAATATGCAAAGAAATTTGCATTAGAGTTTAAAATACCTTATAGTGAATTTCCACCACAACACTTACCACATAATATGCATTGTGTAATGGAAGCTTACAACTACGGAAAACCTTACAATGTGGGTTACTATCACAAAAGAAACAAAGATTTAGTAAAATATTCAGACAAAGTTGTAGCATTTTGTAAAGAAGGAGTCATTACCAACGGAACAAAATCTGCATTAGAATATTGTAAAAAAATAAATAAAAAATTCGTTATTTTAAGTTAAGGATGATATTTATATATACATATATACAGAGTGACTATGAGTAAAAACAAAGAAGAAAAATTAACATCAGTAAAAGTAATTGACGAACTCTATAAGAAATTCAGAGAGAAGTCAATTCGTGAAGATTTCTCATTACAGAAATTAGTAAATCGTAGCATAGATTTATTCGTTTATGATGAGGAGTTTGCAAAGAAGGTTATGGATTATGATAACTTAGAGGAAAGTGGTTCAAAATACTAAAGAGGTTTTATGCAATTACCAAAATTAAAAAAGGTTTCAGAAGTAAAAAAGAAAAAGATATTACTACTATCAGATGACTTAAGAATGTCAAGTGGTGTCGGAACAATGTCAA